TGATATGGCTGCACAGATGATTGCAGCTCAGATCAAGATGAAGATTCTGGGCATTGGGATGCAGTTCTTTGGTGGTGGGGGCGGTGCGCCTGTAAATATTCACGGATCAAACGTTACTGAGGTTCTTAACTCAGGAGGTTTGTATAACCCTTCTAACAGCCCGTTTGCCCAACCAAGGGCCCTTGGTGGAGCGGTTGGTGCTGGTCGCCCCTATATGGTTGGTGAGCGAGGCCCTGAGTTGTTTGTCCCTGGAGCGCAGGGCAATATCGTTCCAAACAACGCAATGGGCAGCGCTAATGTGACGGTGAACGTAGATGCTTCTGGTTCTTCTGTCGAAGGCAACGCTGATCAGGCTTCGCAACTTGGCAAAGCAATCGGCATTGCTGTGCAGCAAGAACTGGTGAAGCAAAAGCGTCCTGGCGGTCTCCTCGCAAGCTGATGGCTACTTTCCCGTCAATTACGCCGACCTACGGCATCCAAAAAAGCAGCGCACCAAGTGTTCGCAAGGTGCAGTTTGGAGACGGCTATGAACAGCGTCTGAGCTTTGGCCTCAATCAAAACCCCAAGACGTTCAACCTAACGTTTGAGGTGTCAGAGACTGATGCCGACACGATCGAGACATTCTTGGATGCTCGTGCAGGCGATAACGCTGCGTTTGACTTCACGCCGCCAGGTGAGCTTACAAGCTCAAAATTTGTCTGCGAAACGTGGAGCAAGTCGATTCCGTACTTGAACCGCGCCACAATTCAAGCAACGTTCCGCGAAGTCTTTGAACCGTAATGGCAGTAGCAGCTTGGGCCGCTAGTACCGCGTTTTCTGTTGGTGACGTTCGTCGCGCCACTACGACGGAAGCCTCTGGCTTTTGGTTTGAGTGCATTGTTGCTGGCACGTCTGGCAGTAGCGAGCCTGACTGGCCTCAATCTTTGTTCAGGATTGACAGCACTGTTGATTTAGATGATGACGATGAAGTCGCTGCAAATTGTCTGATTACATTCAACAACCAATGTGTTTCCGCGGGTGTTGTTGTTGATGGAACGGTTACATGGAAGGCAATCGCTTCCACATTTGATGATCTCGCCAGCCTCAACCCAAGCGCAATTATTGAGCTGTTTGAGGTAAGGCTGGATTCAGCATTGCATGGCAGCAACGACATATATCGGTTTCATGCGGGGTCAAACGCAAAAATCGACAGCAATATCGTTTTTGACGGCAACACGTACTCTCGTATTCCGGTCGTTGCTGATGGATTTGAGTACACAAACACCGGAACACTGCCCCGCCCAACGCTGACGATTAGCAATCTTGATGGCACCCTGACAGCATTACTGCTTGTTGTTAATGCTCAAACGGCAGGCAATGACCTAGGCGGCGCTGAGGTCAGAAGGATTAGGACGCTGAGAAAGTATCTTGATGCCGCTAACTTTGTAACTACAAATTTTCTGATCACACAAGGCGGCGATCAACTCATTACGGAATCTCAAGACAGCTTGGTTGCTGTTGGAGGTTTTGTTGCATCAGCTGACCCAAACGCTCGTTTCCCTGACGAGCGCTGGTTCATTGACCGTAAATCCAGTGAGACGCGAGACAGTGTGACGTTTGAGCTGGCGAGCAAGTTTGACCTAGCTGGTCAAAAGATCCCCAAGCGTCAGGTCATCGCCAACATTTGTCAGTGGAAGTACCGCAGCAGCGAATGCAGCTACACCGGCACCGACTATTACGACGTGAATGGCAACGAAGTCAGCACGTTGGCTCAGGATGTCTGCGGCAAGCGAGTTGCCAGCTGCAAGCTGCGGTTTGGCGAAGACGCCGAGCTGCCGTTCGGCTCATTCCCTGGAGCGGGTCTAACCAAATGATGCGTTTATCAGCAGCCATAAAGGCTGAAATTTTGGAGCACGCTAAGGCTGAAGCGCCACGTGAGTGCTGCGGCCTGGTGGCTGTTGTCAAAGGACGGCGTAAATACTTTTCGTGCCAGAACATTGCTGAGACACCAGATGAGCACTTTGTTCTCAGCGGCTGGGACGCTGTAGAGGACAAGGGCGAGGTGATTGCCGTTGTGCACAGCCACCCGACGACCAACCCTGAGCCATCACCGGCTGACCGGGTTGCGTGCGAAAAGTCAGAGCTGCCGTGGTTCATCGTTAATCCCAACACTGAGGGCTGGGGCTACTGCGAGCCAGCGGGCTTCGAGCTGCCGTACGTGGGGCGCGAGTTTGTCCATGGCGTTGTGGACTGCTACAGCCTCTGCCGTGACTGGTACAGGAGGGAGTGGGGTCTAGAGCTGCGTGATTATCACCGCCGAGACCAGTGGTGGGACCACGGCGAAAACCTGTATCTAGAGAACTTTCAGAAGGAAGGGTTTTACAAGATTCCAGTGCAGGAGCTGGAGCGTGGTGATGCGTTGTTGATGAATCTGGTTTCACCCGTACCAAACCATGCAGCAATTTATCTGGGTGATCAGCAGGTGTTGCATCATGTGCAGGGCAGGTTGTCTAGCCGTGATGTCTATGGCGGTTACTATGGGAAGAGCACTGCCTGCGCCTTGAGGCATGAAAGTCGTTAAGGTCTATGGCGCTTTGCGTAAACGGCTTGGTCAATGCCGGTTTGAGTTTGATGTAGCAACACCGGCACAGGCGATCAAGGCATTGTGCGTCAACTTTCCTGGCTTAGACAAGTGGTTGATTGACAGCGAAAAAGATGGCGTTGGTTATCGCGTAGCCATCAGCAAGGAAAAAGTGACTGAGGACAATTTTGCTCCTCTGGTTATGCCTTTTAGCGAAAAAGAGGTTTTTAGCATCACGCCTGTGGTTGCCGGTGCAGGCAGAGGCGCCGGATCGATTTTTGCTGGCATTGCCTTGATCGGTTTATCTGCGGTGTCTTTTGGCGCGACTGGTGCTTTTGCAGGAGCGTTTGGAGCTGCAGGTATTGGTGCAGGCGCTTCAGCAACTGCATTTGGTTCTATCGCTCTATTAAAAGTTGGCGCGTTCTTGACTTTATCTGGCATTGCTCAGGCTATTTCACCGCAACCAGAGCTAAACAGCACCCTGGACGAGTCAGTCCAGCTGGAGTCATTTACCTTCTCCAACGTCGTCAACACCAGTCGTCAGGGAATGCCTGTGCCAATAGCCTATGGACGGGTGTTCGTTGGATCAGCGGTGCTGTCCAGCGGTCTTGACGTTGATCAGTTACAGGCATGACTCAGACCAAATACGTTGTTGGTGCTGGTGGTGGCGGCGGTAAAGGCGGTGGCGGTAGAAGCACGCCAACAGAAGCAGATGACACCTTGCAATCAAAGCAGTTTGCCACTGTCGTTGATTTAATTAGTGAAGGCGAGATCGGCGGCCTTGAAGATGGTAATAAAAGCATTTTCTTGGACGACACACCGGTTCAGGCAGCTAATGGCTCCAATAACTTTGAGGGATTTACTGTTGTCACCCGTGTTGGAACGCAAGGGCAAGCACATCTTCCTGGAAAGTTTGGCCCTCCAAGCGATCCAGAACCGGTCGGCGCTCCGGCCACGAATGAAGACGGTACTGATGACGGTGCCGTTGCCGGTTCTGTAACTCGCAGTATTGGCAGTGCCAGCTCATCAGTCGATCAAGTGCGTGTAACACTGTCCATTCCATCTCTACAAGTTTTGGAAAGCGATGGTGACATTGTTGGCAATAGTGTTCAAATTAAAATACAAACGCAGTATGCAGACCAAACTGAGTTTTCTGACGTCTTTACTGACACTATTAGCGGCAAAAGCAGCAATGCTTATCAACGAGACTATTTAATAAATCTTACCGGTGCACTTCCAGTGCAAGTCAGGATGCTGCGAGTTAGCCGTGATGAAGACAGTCAAAAACGTCAAAGCACGACCATCTTCCAACATTACACCGAAATTATTACAGATAAATTTGCATATCCAAACTCTGCGTTAGTTGGTTTGCGGTTTGATTCAAGCCAATTCAACAGTATTCCGACTCGTAAATATCTGATTCGTGGAATCAAAGTCAAGATTCCAAGCAACGCAACGGTAGACACCACTACGCATTTGGGACGGATCACATATTCAGGCGTTTGGGACGGAACGTTCCAAGCTGCTACATGGACGAATGATCCGGCTTGGTGTCTGTATGACCTCTTGATTTCTGAGAGATACGGGGCAGGTGTGCCCGAATCAACGCTCGATAAGTACGACTTTTTTGCAATCAGTCAATACTGCAACGAACTTGTTGATGATGGAGCGGGCGATGTGGAGCCGCGTTTCAGCCTCAACATGCTGATCAACAGCAGGGACGAGGTTTACAACGTCATCCAGCAGATGACGGCCATTTTCCGCGGCATCAGCTATTACGGCGCTGGAACGTTGCAGCTGCTGCAAGACAAGCCATCTGATCCGCAGTATTTGCTCAGCCCTAGCAACGTTGTTGACGGTATTTTTCAGTATCAAGGCACGTCCCAGAAAGCACGGCATACCGTTGCTGTTGTGGCTTGGCAGTCATACGACACTCGTGGCGATGTCGAATATGAATACGTTGAAGACCATGATGCGG